AGGGTTTATAATGAGATTAACTGATAATTTTACCCTTTCTGAATTAACCAAGTCACAAGCGGCTGAAAGATGTGGTTTCGACAACAATCCCGACAAGGAACAGGTTGCTAACTTAGTTTTACTAAGTGAAAATGTGTTACAACCTATCAGAGACCATTTTCAAAAACCTGTGCTTATATCTTCCGGGTATCGTTCGCCCAACGTCAGTAGGCAAATAGGCTCTTCATCAAGATCACAACATTGCAGGGGTCAAGCAGCTGATATAGAGATACTGGGCTTATCTAATCAAGAGCTATCTGATTGGATATTTGAGAATCTTTCTTTTGATCAGTTAATATTAGAGTTTCACGATTACGTAGAGCCTAACTCTGGTTGGGTGCATGTATCCTATGTAGCTAAAAAAACTAATAGGTACGAGTATTTAACTGCGGAAAGAGATGAGTCTGGGAGGATAAGGTATAACAAATGCCGATAACAAGAGCCAACATAGTGCATCAAGTTACTAAGCCCCCCTTAGAAAAGAAAAATAAAAAGAAAAAGAAGAAGGTGAAAAAGGTTAAACTTAATAAAAAGTAAGGTCTGGCTAGGCCTTTGAAAAACTGATAAACTTTATATATGGCAAAAATATGCGCAAAAGGCAAAGCAGCCGCAAAAAGAAAGTTTGATGTTTACCCATCAGCATACGCTAATATGTATGCTAGTAAAGTTTGTAAAGGAAAAGTAAAAAGTGCCAAAAACGGTGAGTTTATGGATGTTATGGGCTCTCCAATTAGTCTTGAAGTTGATGGTGTTTCTGTTACTAACTCTAGTACAGCAGAGTATTACAAGGATTTAATTAAGTAATGGGCGCTCTCAAAGATTGGGCAAATGAAAACTGGGTAGATATCGGTGCTCCTAAAAAAAACGGCAAGTACCAGCCTTGTGGTCGTAAGAATGCAAAGACTTCAAAGCGTAAGTACCCTAAATGTGTACCAGCCGCTAAAGCTGCAAGAATGAGCAAAAGTCAAAAGACTTCGGCCGTCAAAAGAAAGAGAGCGAAAGCTCAAGGGGTTGGGGGAAAGCCGACCATGGTAAGGACAATAGATAAAAAATATTATGGTGGTTTAATACAATTTTAGGAGATTAATATGGCAGTACTAGGAAAAAAAATACCAGATTACATGAAAAGTCCAACACAAGTACAGAAAGAAAAAACGGCTAAAAAAGTTAAAAAAATTAAAAGAAAAGTTAAAAAATTTGTAACTAAAGGTAACATTGATGTACCAAAAATTAAAAAGAAAGTTGTTAAAACTGCTAAGAAAGTTACTAAAGCTACCAAGAAAGTTGCCAAAAGCACAGGTGCGAGAATCGCCAGTGTTGCATCTAAAGCTATTAGATCTCCAGTTGGTAAATTTGGGCCGTTAGGAGCTGCGGTTACTTTAGCTTATTATGCGGGTGAAGAGTTTAGTCCTAAGAAAGCAAGTGCAAAAACTACAACTACCAAAAAACCTACTGCTAAAAGTGTACCAAGTTCTTTTGGTTCAGCATTTAAAAAGGCATATAAAGATAACCCAGGTGGAACTTTTACCTATAAAGGTAAGAAGTACAAAGCCGTTATGAAAAAACCTAGAAAAGAAGATAAAGGTGTAAGCCAGTCAGATATTATGGGTGGAAAGGGTAGAATGGCAGGTGGCATGATGAAAAAATACAAAGAAGGAAGCAGTATTTCATTTACAGATGCTGCAAAAAAAGTTAAGAAAGCGAGAGAGGATAAAAAGTTTTATAAAAAATACCTTGGAGAAACTGACGCAAGTTACAAAGCAAGAATTGCTAAGAAAGAAAAACTTGCTAATAAAAAATCAAGAAGCGGTAATATTGGCAATATAGATATGTCAGGTTTTGGTAAACGTAAATTATCTCCAGGTGAAGATAAAATAAGAAAATCCGACATGATGGGTGACACACCTTTAGGTATGTCAGTTGACGAAAAGAAAAAAGCTAAGAAATATGACCCAACAAAAGCAAATCGTGCGGGTCAAAGAATGGGCCAACGTAAGGCTGGAGGCATTATGAAGAAGTCGGGTGCTGCTGTAAGTAAGGCTGAACTACAACGTATTAAAAATAATCTAATAAAACAGAAGTCGGGTGCTGCTGTAAGTGATGCTGAATTAAAAACAATTAAAAAAAATCTTTTGAAAAAAGCAACACAGGGAAAAATGCGTCCTATGAGAGCTTCTGGTAAAAAGAAAGCTGGTGGTATAGCTAAAAAGTACAACAAAGGTGGTCTTAAAGATGTACCAACCAACAAACAAAAAAGTCTTGGTCAGTTACCTACTGATGTTCGTAACAATATGGGCTTCAAAATGAGCGGTGGCATGGCTAAGAAAAAAATGATGGGCGGCGGCATGATGAAGTACAAAAACGGCACTGGTAAAAAAGGTGTTGCTGTACAAGCTAGAGGCTGTGGCGCAGTTCTTTCAAAAAGAAAAACTAGAGTTACCTAGGAGCCAATATGAGTGATAAAAAATCAAAAAAACAAATAGAATCAGAGAAAAAATATCAGAAGTATTATGAAAAAAATCCTATAAGATTTCTTTTTATGGATGAGATAAATAAATCTGGTAAAAAACCTAGAAGTCGTGGTGAATTAAAAAAAGAAAAAGAAAGAATAAAAAAATATAGTAGAGGCGGTGGTGTAGCAGTACAAGGTACAAAATTTAAAGGTTCTTATTAAGGAGACTAAATGGCAACTTCAGGTACAACAGCATTTGATTTAGATATCGATGATATCATCGAAGAAGCCTATGAGCGTTGTGGAGTTAGAACTAATAGTGGTCGTGATCTTAAGTCTGCTCGCCGTAGCCTTAATATTTTGTTTTCTGAATGGGGCAATCGTGGCGTGCACTTGTGGAAAGTCACGTTAAACACGCAAGCCTTAACTTCAGGAACTGCAACCTATAACGCCCCTTCAGATACCAGTGATATTCTAGAAGCGTATATCAGTAGTTCAAGCGCAACTACTAGTTCAACTAGTGATGTATCGTTAACTAAAATATCAAGAAGTGATTATGCTTCAAAAAACAACAAAGGCGCTACCGGGCAACCATCAGAATATTATGTTGATCGTCAAACTACACCTACGATTACTTTATATCAAACACCAGATGCAAGTACTTATACGCATTTAAAATATTACTACATGGAACGTATTGAAGATGCGGGTGTTTACACTAACCAGGCTGATATAGCATTTAGGTTTATACCTTGTATGGTTGCAGGTCTGGCTTATTATTTAAGCATGAAAGTTAACCCTCAGTTAACTCAACAAAATAAATCAATATATGAAGATGAGTTAAAACGAGCGTTAGAAGAAGACAATCAAAGAACTTCGGTGTATATTGCACCGCAAAACTACTATTCTTAGAGGTTATTATGGCGCATGCTCGTGGAAAATATGCTAAAGCAATATCTGATAGATCAGGTATGGAGTTCCCTTACAGGGAAATGGTCAAGGAGTGGAATGGTTCATTGGTGCACAAATCCGAATTTGAATCAAAACACCCTCAGATTAGAAGAACGCATCACAAAGCTGATGCCATTGCTTTAGCGAACCCAAGACCAAGATCAAAAGAAGATAATGATGCTTTTTTAATATATATAAATAATGGTTTTAATAGCTCAAGCATGCAACCGGCATCTAGTGATAACATGTTAGGAACACTGTTGACATCTTTTGAAATGACAGCTAGCGCTGGAGAGGTAACCATTACAATATCATGACTATTACACACGCTAACTTTTTAACACAGATAAGAAACTACGCTGAAGTAGATTCTAATGTTTTAAGTGACACTTTATTAGATCAGTTTATCCGTAACACAGAATTAGACATAGCGGGTAAAGTTGACTATGACGATTTAAGAGCTTTTAAAACATCTACCTGTGTTGCTGATCAAAGGTATTTAAGTATGCCGGACGGCACTATGTATTTAAGATCCGTTCAAATAACTAGTGACAGTACTCGTATTTTTTTAGAGAAACGAGATACTAGTTTTATATCAGAATTTAACTCAACTGATGCGACAGGTATACCTAAGTATTATGCAAATTGGGACGATGCTACCCTTGTGATAGCTCCTGTTCCCTCAAGTGCTTTAACCGTGCAAATTAATTATGTAATAGACCCACCTCATTTTAATAGTTCGACTGCTACTTTTTTATCAACTAATCAAGAATCCATGCTTTTACACGGTGTGTTAACTGAATGTTTTAGCTATTTAAAAGGGCCTGCTGATATGTACACACTCTATAAAAGTAAGTACAATGAAGAGGTGCAGCAGTTTGCTATGCAACAGATGGGACACA